ACTGCTGTTTCGCCTTTTGGAAACTTGCCTGTTTGTCTATCAAAATAACTTAGAATAAATTCGCCTAATGGTGTTTTTTCTTTTTCGATTACAATATCATCTTCGTCTTTATCTGGATGAGGAATTGTGTCACCTTTTTTCTTGCCATTCATTTTGGCTTTTGCTACAGCACCTGAGTATGCATTGCCTTCGTCTGTTTCGTCATCAGTTAATACTGATACCATATCGTCGCCGTTGTTAAGGCCGCCCTTTTTAATCTTTACATTATCTTTACCAAACTTTAGTATTGCGGCTTTTGGATCCATTGAAGTTTGCTTCCAACGCTTTTCTGAAGAACCTTCAACTTGCGCACTAAAGTTATCTGCAAACTGACCTAACATTTTATCAAATGCTACATCAATTTGTGACTCGGTATTCATTGATGCTGGTTCGTCCATATATCTAAACTTTAGCATTTGCAATGTTCTCGAATCGCCACCATCTACTAATGCGCCTAAGTTTTTTAAATATTCCGCTGCTTCTGTATCGCCATTATCAGCTGCTTGTTTTAGTGCTTGTCCTAATGGACTATTTCCAGCACCTAATTTTTTATATGCTGCATATCCTGCTGCACCAGCAAGTCCTAGTAAACCTATAATAACAGGTAGAGCTTCGTCAACTCTTGCTTCAATTACTATATCGTCAAAGTTTAATTCTGTAGGTTTAGAAGTTTCGCCGATTAAATTATAAATGTATGGAAACACATCTTTTAGTTCTTCGTTAAATTGTTTTACTGTTAATTGATCAATCCAACTATCTGCAATATCCTCTGGCACAACTGTTTTTTCAGTTGGTTCAAAATTTTCAAATGCTTTTGTATAATTTGATGACTTTTGGAGACTTTGAACAGTTTTACGTACAGTTGCAATTCGTTCATTTACAGTTTCCATATGCTCAGATAAACTTTCTGCCATTACACTACTACGACCCATGTATGTTTTGAACTTGCGGAGATTTGAAAGTTCTTCACTCATGCTTGTAATATGTTTGCCAAAGTCATCAAACGGATGCCCGCCTTCACTAACATGAACAGCCATTGCTCTTGCACCTGCAAGATGTTTGAAAGGATATTTAAATTTTTCACCTTGTGCATTTTCTACAAAAAGAGATCCAATTTTTTTAGTTCTGCTTTCGCCTTCTTCTATATTACCCGTATGCCTAATACTTAATTTAGCATTACCAATACGTTGATAACTTGTTTTATTAGTTCCACGTAATGCTGATTCATTCATTTTTGTTTCTCCGCGATTTGTTGCCATATAGCTATAATCTCTTTGAGTAAAGTTACTCTTATTAATATCTCTAACTTCAAAATTTAGTAGACGCTTTTTTGCAAATACTCGTACACCTTTTAAAAAATTGTACCATTCTTCTTGTTCTGTATAACCTACTTCTTCGGTAAAATCTTTATTATACATAATTGTGACACCAGACTTTTCATCTAATGTGACACTAATTTTACCTAATGTATTTCCTAAACTTTTGAAATCAAATTCATAAAAACGGGCCATAGCTGGCTCATTTGTGACATTACCGTCGCCGTCACCGATAGTGACACTAGGAAAGCGTCCTCTAATTTCATTAAAAAGTTGTTCTGCTACTACGTTTAAATTTCTCATTGTATACTATTTATCAATAACTGCTACTAACAAAGATCGGCATTGGCATTTCGTAATCTTCTTCATGCTCAATTTGACTAAAGGTATTATACACTGCTGGATCCCAATCCTTCATTACTGTCATTACTCTAAGTGTAAGTAAAAGACTACTAACTAAATCATCGTGGTGTCCGGGTTTTGCTTGAAAACTACTACCTGATGCAATGTATGCTTTTAACTCACTAAGTAGTGCTTTGCTGCGTACAGTAAGTTTATCATTTTCGACCATTGTTTTTAGTCTTGCACATGCAGTTGTTTTACTACTGTGCGTTGTATTAAAGCCTTTTCTAAATTTTCTTACGTGACCTTTTCGTATAGGTTCACTTATAAACAATCCTGGAATATTTTCCTCTCCAAAATCATTGATTACTAATAAGGCTGCTTCGCCAATACCGTTGTTTTCAACACTCCAATATATGTTGCTAGACGTTTTCATTTCATCTGCAAGATACTTGCATACATCTGCAAGTACTCTAACTTGTCCTGGTATTGCAGTTGTATTATGCTGCCATTCTCCAACTTGTTCGTATGTGGGCAATTCTATAATTTGTATTGCTGCATAATCTCCGCCAGTGCCCATACTAGGATCTAATCCTATTACATATGATTTTTTTGCATCAGGTTTTTTATACCAACGCACTTGTCCCATTCTTATAATAGGATCCTTGCCTTCCATAGATGCAAGTTTAATACTATTGATTAGTGTTTCGTCAAATACTAAGAATTCACAACCATATTCTCGACGGAATTTTTCTTCACCAATCCGGCCAATTTCTTCTTTTTTCCACGCTTCGTCTCTGTCTGGGTGCTCGTGCCATTCTGCAATAAAACTATGAAATCCGTTTATGCCTACATCTTGTTCTTCACCATGTTCGTCAAACTTTTGTTCTGCTTGTTTCCAAATAGTAGCAAATGTATCTTCGTCACTGTTAGGTGTACTAGTAATAATAGCACGACCACCAGTTGCTAGTGTAGGCGAAATACTAGTCCAAAATTCTTCTGCAATGTTAGGCATAACAAATGCAAACTCGTCACAGTATAATAGCGAAATACTCATACCACGTCCTGTGTTGCCTGTTGTTGTTTGACTTACAATACGACTTCCATTTTCAAACTCAATACTGCCTTTGTTATAACTTGTGACACCTGCTCTAATATGATCTGGACAAGTTTCGTACACAAAACGTATGCGTGACATAATCTCCTGCGCACCTGTGTATTTGTGTGCAGCAATAAGAATAGTTTGATCTGGATTAAACATTGCAAACCATGCTAGATAGATTGCTGCACATGTAGTCTTACCTGTTTGTCTAGGCATCATATTAATGTTGAATCTAAAACTATGATAACTATCCATTAACCCTAGCTGATATTCATAAGGATCAAACAGTAGTTTGCCTTTAGTTGGGTGTTGTATATAAGCAAACTTACGAGAAAAATGTAAGTATCCTGTATCCGGATCCATGCAGGCCAAAAGGTCTGCTATTTGTTCTTCTGTAAATGTTTCTTTTCTATTCGCCTTTTTGATTAAGACGCCGTCTAATGATGCTGCCATATTGTATTTAACCAAAAAAATAGCGCCCGAAGACGCTATTGAGTTGGGGGGATGTATTACTGTTTTCTTTTAGCTAATGCTGCAAGCAATTGTGATTTGATTGTTTCTTCTAAATCTTCACCTTCAGTGTTCATAGGGTTATCACCGCCTGCTGTTGCCGGATACGATCCTTTTTCTTTATGCAAGTCGTTTCCTGCTGGTATTGCATCACTAACATCACCTGCATTTGATCTCATGTATTCGTCATCTGGTTCTGTAGTTGCATCGGCAAAGTTTCCGTCTATGTCTTCTTGTGCCATTTCTTCTTCAGGTGCCATTAAACGAATCATATCGCCCATTTCTGGTTCGCTTGGTTTACTACCACAGCCTCCCATTGGCTGACTTGGTCCATGCATTTTACCGCAAATTGGACAAGGCTTAGGACCAGGATTAATATCATCCGGCTCTACCATTTTGGCACCATCTGCACCTGCTAATTGCATCATGCGGAGTATTTCTGCTACTTCGCTTGCATCTGCACCGTTAATGTTGATGCTTGCTTCGTCTAGTTTCTTTTTCATATTTACTCCTGCTAGATCTAATATCCTTGACTCTTCCATATCGTCAATTGTTTTGTATTTTATTCTTGAAAGCAATGCTCCGGTATCTGCATTGGCTGCTCCTCTGCCTCTAGGCATTCGAGGAATTGAATTAATATCAATTATACCTGCACGTGGATTGTCTGTTACTCTGCCGCCACTTACTGTAATACCAAATACTTCTTCGTAAAAATCTCTCCACTCACCTCTTTGCCAAAAGTCATCTGCTTGATTTTTTGCATCAACTAACATTCTAAAAAGGTCGCCATCAAATTCTTCTATTTGATCATCAAATTTTTCTTGAGCTCCTGGAGACAACCTATCTCTAATAGTGTCTGCTGCCACACGTCCACTTGGAGCAGGTTCTGTAGGTTCTTCAGGTTCTGCTGTTGGTGTTTCACCTTTGGTATCTAGTCTGCTTGTTGGTTCTGCGCCAGCACCAAAATCTGCTTCTGGTGGAGGAGTCTCATCTGCATCTGCGGTTCTTGGCGGTTCAGGTGCTGTGTCAGGATCAGGTGCTGCTTCTGGCTCTGGTGCTGTGTCAGGTTCAGGTGCTGGAGAAGTTTGCGATGAAAGTCTATCCATTAATGCTGCTCTAGTTTCTGGGCCAACTACACCGTCAACTTGAATTCCAGCTTCTTGTTGAAATGCTCTGACTGCTGCTTCTGTTTTTGGACCAAATATGCCATCTTGTTCATCTCTTGCCATGCCCAATGATTGCTGAATACTTTTTACATCTGGCCCTCTGCTACCATTACGTAAATTACCATTAGGTGTTGTTGTTGTACCTGTAATATTAGTATTTGGTGTAGGATTTGCTGCTGCTGGCTGTGCTGCTGCTGGTGCTGCTGCTGGTGCTGCTGCTCTTGGTGCATTACTAAAGTTTGTTCCTGCTGGATACGGAACTCGCTGTCCGTCAACTATTGTACCTTTAATAGTTGCAGGGTTCCATTTACCAAAAAATCCTTCACCTGTTGGGTTGCCGTTCCATCTTACTATTTCTCTTCCGGCGCCATCATCTCTTTGTTTTTGAAAATAAAGATTACCATCTGTGTGTAGCATGACATTATTCATGCCTCCTGGTCCACCGTAGTGTGTTGGAATAAATCTAGTTGGTGCTGCTTCTTTAATAACTTTTACTTCAGATATTTTCATGTTAGGCTCCTATAGGGCTTTTTGTATTTTCAGTATCGCCGATATCTTTACTTTCACCTGAAGGTGTTTCGCCTACATAATCGTTGCCTCGGTCTTTACGTGCTGTTTCTAATTCTTTCAACAAGTTCATAACACGATCTGGTCCTGCGTCTTCTTGTGCTGACTCGCCGCCTAAATCTTCCTGTGTTAGTTTGGATACATATTCTTCACTGGAGTCTTCTTGCTGATATAATTCTTGTGGCTCATTTGGATTACGTACAATAATATGACTTTGAGGAATACCGCATACACTGCCTAAGTATTCTTGTAAAACTTGTACAGTTGTAGGGTAAGTAAGTTCTACTTCGTAGTAATAAACTTCTGTATTTTCTAATTGCGGAAAATCTAAAGGACGTTCCTGAATTGGTGTTTTTTTACCGGTTGACATTTTGGAAATACCAAACTTTGATAATCCTGTTTCAATTATATCTTCGCATCCATCAGGCTGATCACCTGCGATGCCAATTTTAAATTCATATGTTCTTTTTGATTCTGTTAAATAATCAGCAAAATTTTTCATCGACGTATCCTAAATTATATTACTATTTATCTTTATCTATGCCTTTTAGGCGCTCTAATAAACTATTTCTATCAGACACAACATAACCTTCGCCGTTTACAATGTCGCCATCTCCGCCTGGTCCGCTGTCTCTATCCATTTTTTCTTTTTTAAGTTGTAGTTCTACCATTTTAAGTTTTTTGTCTAGTTTTGCAACTTTAGCATCTAGACTGGTTTTTAACATTGTGCCAGCAACTTCAAACACTCTACCGCTATAGCGACTTTCAACGTTCATACCAAGATCCATTAAATCGTCATATGCAGTCATGGCTTTATTTGCAACTTCGTTGAGTTCTTTGTCTGCCATATCGCCTAGCCCTTTTACAGCAGGCAAGGCATCAGAGATTTTGTCAAACTCTGCAATATCTCTAAATGTGTCTTCGTGTTCTACAACAGGAGCAATATTTTCTTCTTCATTAAGATCTTTATTATCAGGAAGATTTAACATGTCTTCTAGTTTTTTAGTCATAGTACTTTTCCATTATATGCTTACTTTATTTACCCCAATTTTTATTGGTGTTCATATAAGCGGTTATAGTTGCACGCCAATCGTTGCTACTAGTATAGCTGTGCCATGTTTCGCCAGTATTTCCTGCAAAAACTAAGCACCGACCTGGCATCCAAGGAATTTCTATTTTATTATTTTCATTCATATCTGTCATTACATACGTTCCTGTGCTTTTGTTAGGTCCTATGTATGTCACAAATGTCCATATTTTTGTTTCATCATCGCAATGAGGCTGGAAACTATAATTAGCAGGATTAACAGCTAAATGTCCAAGTGCATATATTTTTTTATATTTTCTAGGCGATGTATAATTTAAATTCTTAATTACATCTGGCATTTTTTCTATAGCACTTGATAATACTTGTTTATATGGATCTTGTAAACTATCAACGGTGTAATGAAATTTACTGTTATTTTCTTGAATATGTTTATGAGCAACATATGAAAGTTTTGCAACATCAGACTTATCTAAAAAATTATCTATTATCCAGTGTTTCCAAGGAAATGTTTGTTCGTATATTTTCATCTACGTTTGCCTTGATGGAAAATATCTCCTTCGTTGACAACTCTAAACACCATGCCTTTTTGTTTACAATAGTGCTTTGCTGCTCCCCACTTAGCTTGATTTAATACGTAGTGTGCTTTATTATGTTTACTATTACCTAGTTGTTCTTTAAAAGTATGATTTGCAGGCTTAACTTCAATTAATTCTACATGTTGTTTTCCAGTACGGTCATTATATACTATAAAAAAGTCTGGAACATATATTGTATGTTTTCCTGTAAAAGGATTTCTATACGGAATTTTTATTGATTCACTTGCCCATTTTGATATGTTATCATTTTGATCACACATGCGCATGAAAGCAAATTCCCAGCTACTACGATATGTTGGAGTTCGGCCACCTATATATTTGTCAGGGTTTTTTAGTGTAAACTTGCCCTGTGCAAAGCGTCCCATTACAGTCTCACATTTCTATTCTCTGTAGTTTGAGTTGCATAATCGTTTTTATAACCTAATGCACTTATTCTGCTTCTGTTATTATTAAGGATAGCACTTACTAGCCTACTTAATTGGACTTCATCTAATCCTTCAAGTGTGTCAACAATTTCAAATACTTTTTTATTTTCTGATTTGGCTTGTTGTAATATTACAGTAGATACTGCAATTGCTGCATCTTTTGTAAACTTTCTTTTTGTAAAAAATCCTACAACAGTATCAACTTCATTACTAGTTAAACTAATTTGCTTGGTAAAATACCTATCAAATAATTGTCTAACTTCTTTACCACTGTCTTGCTTTTGCGATTTTTCTTCATCTGCATAACTGCTCATTACAAAATTCCTATTTCGTTTAATCTACTAACAAATCCTTGTGTGCTAGATTCTGTTGCTGCTGCCTGCTCTATCTGAAATTTTACATTAGGTGATAGTGAATCATAAAACTGTTTTGATTCTTGTATGTTTCTTCCTGTATAGGTAGATAATTGTGTAGTTGTAAGACTTTTTGCAAAGTCTGCTAGACGTTTTTGATTATTGTTTATTTCTCTCGAAGACTGTTGATTACTAATATTAAAATTTTGAGATGCTGTGTTAACAGGCTGTGCTGTTGTGACACTGTTTGGGTTTACAGAACTTGGAAAGAAGTTTCTATTTGTAGCTGGAGGCAGCGTTGTTTGACCAATTTGTCTTACATTATTTGGCAGTTGACTTTGTCGTTGTTGAGAATTAAAGTCGGTAAGGTTAACAATACCTACTAGTAAATCAGTAAATATAGATCCCCAAAAAGTATTATCATCGGAATCTTTTGCTATGCTATTTGTACTAACACTATTATACGGGCTTGGTACTGTATCGTAGTGTTGTATATCTCCAAAACTTTGTATTTTATCAGGACTAGTAAGTTCTCTGTCATACAACACACTTTCATATGCAAGTCTCATTGAATTACGCATTACACCAGATCCATCTGCTTGATCAACTCTGTCATGTTGCCATTCTGTAATAATAGGATTTACAAGTGTAAAACTTGTAAAAGTACTTTCTTTATTTTGAGGATGTAATTGATGAATTGTAATACTATTAAAAAACGGTATGTCAGTTGGTCGTCTTCTATTAAAGCCATGCCTGTATGTATTTGCTATATCTGTATCATATAATTTAGTTTGATATGCTCTAGGTCTACTACCTTGATCAGTATAGTTGCCATCTTGATAATAATATCTGTAATACGCTTCCCATAATAAACTAGTAAGCCCTGCATTATCATCGTGAAAATCGATATTAACCTCGTTATATTGAAGTTGAGTTTGAATTACTTTTTTTCTATTGTATTGATTTAAAGTTTCAGTTTGAATACTGTATCTCGGTAAATCGGCTGCGTTTGCAAGCAAGTTAAATTCACGTTTGTTTAACAGACTAAAAACACTGTTGCCTAATACGCCAAGTGCCGTAGTGTTTACATCTACTACAACATGATAAAGAAATTTAACTTTAGGTGCAAGTCTAAAGTTATTTCGTCTATATAATGCAGACGCATGAGCAAAATCACCGACTATGCCTTTGCCACTATCTAAACTGCTGAAGTTATCGTAAAAACTATTTGTTGCCATACAGTATTTATCTTTATTTTAAACTGAGTATATAAAGAAAAAGGAGCCTTTCGACTCCTTTTCATTGATGCAATCTCATTTAAGTATTAAAGAGCTGCGCCGCCTGTAGCACCTGTGCCTGTTTCACTGTTTCTATCTTGGAAGTTGTTTGGTGTTCCTACTCCAACATTGAGCTGTACTGCATTATCATATGTAATACTTAATGCAACTTGCATTGCATCATTAGTACCATATGCCATACTGCCGTAATCAACACTGTTCAAATAGCAACCATAAAGTTCCCAGGTTTCTAGTACTTGTGGAGTATTTGCTCCATTGCCGCCGTCTAAGACTTCAATACGTTGTGTAAATTTATAGTCTTGACCGGTAGCAGCACTTGCTTGTTCAAAAAAGTCAAATTGTTTCTGTAGTTGTTCACCAACTAGTTTTTGCACATTACCGTTAATGTCATCACGTAAATTAATAGTGACAGCTTGCCATGTATGCTTACCTGCCATCATAATTTTACTGTTATAGACATCTAATTGAATAGGATCAAACTGAATGTTTGGTCTAGTTGCATCAATAACTTGTTTTGTTAATTCTGTTGTGTTCCCACTAATACCAAAGTTTTCTAGTGTCACTCTAAAGCGATACTGAAGTTTTGGCATAAGTAAACCTTGACTACTAGAAGTAGTGTCGTTTGCTAATGGAACTGTTAAATTTAATAGAGTCGAGATTGCCATCTATTGTTTCTCCTTAATACACAAGTATTTATCATTTGTAGGGGGTTTTTATTTTACCCCCTACATTATGATATTATAACCCTGCGATTTCGCCTGTGTTTTTAATACGTAGTGGAATGTAAATAAATTCTACTGCTTTTACTGGTTCAATAGCAATATCTACATACAACTCGTTTCTATCGATTCTTGCCGGTGTGTTGTTTGTTTCGTCACACACAACCAAGAAGTCAAATAGTGCTCTTAGTCCTACTAGTTCTACCATTAGACTTTCAACTTGTTGTTTGATTTCATCACGAGTGATTTTATCATTTGGTTCAAACAAGTATGGTTTTGCTAATGTGTTTAACTGACTACGTAAGAATACTACAAGTCTTGCAACGTTAATTCGATCCAATGCACTTGCATTTCTTGCACGAGTTTTTTGTCCAAATACAACAAGTCCTGCACCTGTTAAGAATGTAATTGGATTTACATTGTTTGCATACAATGTATCTCTTACACCTTCGTTTAGTGCTGTTGCAACAAATTCACCTTCGCCGTTGATATAACCAGTTGAACTTGCGTTTGTAACTCCGCCACGTCTTGTACCTGCTGGTGCAAACCATGGATAAGCAACTTGGTCGTTAAGTGCAAATGTGCGTAGTACCATGTGCGAACTTGGAACAACAATGTTGTTGCCTGCGTTGTCACTAGTAAAGCCACTTGGATAATAAACACCTAAGTATTCATCTCTACTAACAAGACCGTTATCGTTATCTTCAACAACTGTATTAACGTTGGTTGCCCATTCGTTAAGCGAAGTTGCATCTGATGTTAAACGCATCGGTGAGTCACCAATAACAAATGCTGTTAGGCCTCTGTCATAGTTTAGTGTGATCATTTCGCCAATTAGTTCTGGATAACCTGGTGTTGCAATCAAGTTAAAGATACGTGATTCATCATCGCGAATATCTTGGTTTTCGTTTAGCATTGCTTGTAGTTTTTGTACTACAACTTTACGCTGTGCTTTACGTCCAAAACTTCCCGAACCGTCTGCTTCATTAGCTGATTCAGTCACCCAACGATGCGGATAGTACGCTGCCATTGATTCGTCGTCTGCTCTTGTATTTTCAGCTGCTACATCAATATAGCTGCGTTCAAAACGTTTTACATTAAATCCACTTCTACGTAGATTCCAAAGCAACATACCTTTTGGATATAGTGCAGGATCTGGTGCATCTGGGTCTAAGTAATCACTAGCTAGTAAGTCTGCAATATCGCCAGCTGAGCCACTATTTGAGCCTGCTGTGTTATAACGTGCATCTGCAAATATTACACCATTTTCAGTAGTTTGATCAGTTTTATCAATTTCTACCCAACTACTTAATGTAGCATTGTACTTGTAAATTGTTGGAAAGTTTTCTAAGTCAGCTGTGCTTACCCAAATATCTCCAGTGACCAATGCACTACCATCTGATTGTACTTCTGGTTCAGTAGCACTTACAGTAGGGCCTGCTGGATCTGAGTCTGCATATTCATTTACATAACCCTTCCAGTTTGTACCATCGTGTACCATAATATCAATTTCGTCAATTACGCTACTGTACCATAGTGAGCCATCTGCTGCTAGTGCAGTTGGCGCATCGTCGCTTGCTGTATATGTAAGTTCTTTCCAAAGACTTGCTACATAACTATTTGCAGCGCCAGTTGGATCGTCGTACAAGTTTGCAGTGCCTGTAGAATTAGTATAATTCCATGCTGGGAAAGCTGAAACAAGTTTTGTATTTGTATCTACAATTCTAATTTCGCCGCCTGTTGCATGTTCAATAACAACTTTATTACCTGACACAATACTTGCACTTACGTTAGCTAAACCTGCTGCATTAATTGCACCTGCTAGTGCATCAGCATCAGCAATCTCACCAGCTGGTGACCATACTACCGTGACCGGCGTACTCATCATTGCACTGCCTTTTACACTTTCACTGATTGTAAAATTGCCTGTTCCTGATATAAATGTAGTTGCTGTAATAGCAGAACTTGTAATTGTTGTTGCGCCTGATGCATTACGCTTGAAGATTGTAAAATCTGCCAAGTTTGTTGCTGCTTCAGTTGTATTGGTTTGAATGTAAAGATTTGCAGTTGTAAGATTTGCACCTGCACCTGACAAGTCCATACTCCAAATTGCTGCATGATTTGATCCATAAATTGGAGCACTTGATGTATCCCATAACTCTGTATCATCATTCCATACTTTTACACTCCAGTTTGCACCGGCATTTGGAGTAGTTGTTTTAACCCATATACTACCAGTTGGTCTTCCTTCGTCACCAGTTTTATAAAGAGGAACACTAGTATGCGCACTTGCTTGCAACTTAGGAGCAGCATAATTTACTGCACCTGCAAGACCTGCATCAGTTAATACTGTACCTGTGCCACCTAGCTGAAATGCATCATGCACAGAACCGTCATTGTAAATTTCAATTCTGTTGTTTACAACGGCTGCTGATATACCAGTTCCTGCTGCGGCTGTAGTAAAATCAGTCACAAACGATGATGCAGTAGCTCCAGTTAATACAAATGTAAAGATTTGTACGCCTTCGGAATCATTAACAGTAAAGTTATCACTAGCTGTAAATACGTCTCCAGATACATTTTCTGTTCCTGTGATTGAAGGCCAGCTTGCTTTCCAATCTCCGCTTCCTACTACAACCCAATTACCTGATGTGTTTTTATAATATAATGTTGGAACAGTTGTAAGAACAACAAGAGCATAATCTCCTATTGATCCAACACTTGATTTCGGTGTGTAATCACCACTGCCAACTACTTTAGTTGAGTCTGTAATTACGACAGGTGTTTTGTTTGTAAAACTTTGCCCTGTAGTGTTGCTTACTGAAACAGCACTGCCATTCCATTCAAAAATTCCGTATCTGCTGTTAGCAGTATCTAACCAATATGTTCCATCTGCTGGATTAGCAGTAGTTGCAGTTGCACTTGCATTGATTGCATTGAGATCGACATCTGCACGTACTACGTATGCTCTATTGCTTACACCTAAGTAAGAATATGCTGCCTGAAGACCATATTCGTTTTGTTCCCCGCCGTGGATTGGGTTGTTGTTATTATCAACATAAAATGATGGATCACCAAAAGTATCTACAAGTTCACGCTGTGAAGTAAGTAGGTAAGGTTTTCCAGCATTTGCTTTAGTGGTACCAGGAGCAATTCCTGTTCCGGCACCATTTAATTTATTCTCGCCTGTAGCGACAAATATAATAGGTACTGTACCCGGTTCTGCTGGAGTATAAAAACTCTCGTCAATAACCTGGACTTCTACACCTGGTGATGTTAATGCCATTGTTGTTCTCCTAAACATTGCTATTATAGTATTATTTAGCAGATCTGGTGGAAAACGGGCTTTTTAAGGGGTTAAGTGCGTAGTTATCTATGCAAATGTGTTATTAGCTGTTCAATATTAAACCAAAGATCATCCAATGTTCCATTGTTATCAATTGTAAAATCTGCCATCCAATGTTCTAGGCTCATGCTGTCTTTAGACTCGCTAGGCAAGTGATCTGATCTATCAACCCAAATACAATAATCAAACACTCCAGTATTTTGCATTGCAAAGAATTCACGCTTGTTGCGTAGCCCACAATAGATATCGTAAGCAGCAAACATTTCTCTACCTAGAGTCGCTGCATCAGGAACATTATAATCGCAGATAGCATTATACCATTCTGCTCTGTGATTATGTCTGTCAGCATAACACTCATCTTCATCGGCGTATCCATACTTGTCTTTTAGATCATTGTAGATGAACAACTTTGAGCAAAACTTGCTGCTGCTTTCAAATGTATAGTTGTATTTGTCTCGTAGGATCTCGCACACAGTATCTTTACCGTGGCGGCCGTGTCCTATTACTAATAACTTTTTCTTACGCATACACTAACTATACTATATAGTTTTGTTTTTGTCAACTATGTATTTAGAAAATAAATCAGCCCATTTTTCTTGTGCTGCTTCTAATGGATGGTCTGTTTCTCCACATTTGTAATTGTGTTTTTTGGCCCAGTCATAGAAACCTTGATTGTCTTCTGTATGCACAATATTTTTTAAATCTAATCTTTGTTTCATATCTTCATAAAACACATTAGGCTGATGATGTTCAAGACTTAATAAATCATTAAAAGCGCATGTGTAATAAAATTTAACATTGTGCATTTTTAACCAACTGGTAAGATATTCTAATTGTTGTAAAGGATAATATATATGATTATCCGCAGTTGCACGTCTTGTATAAAACTCAATAAGTGTTCGAGCTAAATGCTCGTCGGAAATATATTGTCTGCGTTCTATTCCTGATCTAATTGACCAATAACTCTTTAAACCGTCTCCATCTGAAGGAAGCGAACTAAAAAATCTATCTTCGTCGTCGTTAAGTGTTTCTGTATCAATTGGAGATACTCTTGGATATTCCCTACGTAAAATACTTGTCCACATAATACAAACAACTATTTCATCAGGTTTATATATTTTTAACATTTTGTTAGTTTGAAAAATTACACGCCTAACACATCCGCCGTAGTCGCTACCAGGAATAGCTGTGTTGTCTACAGTTGCGTTTTTGTATATTTTTTTCTGTAGCCAATTAGCCCATGTAAAATCACTACGAGGTCTTAAAATTCCTATGTTAGGCTGTTGTGCATCCCAATCTTTTAATTCTGAGCCTGCTGTAAAGCTACAACCGCCAGCAATAACTTTTTTTATTTTATCCAATTAAGAATCCATACCCTGTACCGCCTGCTACAGCCATAGATAAATCTGCTTCTAGCTTTTCCATCTCTTGCATTGCTTCGTTCTTTAGAGTATCGCCGTTTAACGATGTTCCACCGCCTGGGCCAGCAATAGTAGCAAACTTACTACGTGCTTCGCCTAGCATGTATTTACAACTAGCAAGTGTATAATCTTTAATCCACTGCTGTGACTTGTAATCTTTTAATAATTGGTCATCAGGACGATAATTATAACAAAACAACATAACTTCTTCTTCTGATCGCGGGCGTTGAAGTATGGTTAATTTACTTGTAGCAGGGTTCCATGTAAACTCTATAAAACTACCAAACATACGTCCTACTAATTCTTGTTGTTGTGCAAAGAAATCATAAGTTGCTAATCCGCCTATGCCCGAACCTGCTAACAAATAAGTGTTTGTGTATGCTAGATTAAATGGCTCAAACAAACTGCCGCCAGTATTTTCACCTTCTGGAAAAAGTTTTATTCCTACAACATCTCCAGCATTTAACGGATTTATCAATGTTATGTTATTTTGTCCACTATCGGTAGTGAAATCAGAAGTAGCAACTCCGTTTATCTCAACTCTGATTGTAGCAACTGATAATAAATTATAATTTACATTTAATTCTGTTTGTCCAGCAGTAGCAGTAATAGTCTGTGTAGAAATTGGATTACCGCCTCCGCTGCCTCCGAGCCCGCCGAGTCTACTGCCAACGTTGCGTCTATGAATTTTCCTTACTTCAATAATTTCTTGAGGCAAGGTATAAACATTCTGATCTTGGTTTAGTTTTATAGTGACATAACTTTCTTCTACACTGTTTTCACTACGTTGTCTATATTTGGTTAATGATTTAGTTAACGCTGTTTCATAATGAATTGGATCAAGCTCGACATCAACCATGCCTCCGCCTAACATTGCGTTTACATAATCAAATACCTGTTGTTTTTGTGTTGCTAAGTTGCTGTCTACCATCAAAGTTCTCCATACAGTATTTATCATAAATATATGTATGCCACGTTTAAGTCTATATAGGCCGGAGAGGTCAAACGATTACTTTTTCTTAGATAAGATAATCTACGAACAATTCACAGTGGGAGGAACAGATTTACTAATACACAAGTATTTAGGACCCAAATCTGTAAGTGCCGATGAGGCCACTTCCGAACAACCAGCATATGATGCTGTAGCAGAAACTAATATACAAGATTTATTGTTTTTAGAAAACCGAGATAGAAAATACGATCCCGATATCTATAATGTAAGAGCACACTATAATGTACAAGATCAAGACTTTGATTTAAGTCAGTTTGGTTTATTTTTACAAAATGATACATTGTTTATGACAATGCATATTAATTCTAGTGTCAAAACACTAGGTAGAAAAATTATGCCAGGTGATGTATTTGAATTACCTCATTTGATTGACGAATATGCAGCAAACGATTATAGTGTAGCATTAAAAAGATTTTATGTAGTTGATGAAGTGACAAGAGCAGCAGAAGGCTTTAGTCAAACATGGTATCCGCATTTATATAGAGTTAGAGTAAAACAAATAATGGATTCACAAGAATACAAAGATATACTTGATTTAGATGCAGGCGACGAAGCTGGAAATACACTTCGAGATGTATTGAGTACATATGAAAAGGAAATGCAAATCAATGATGCAGTAATTGCACAAGCCGAAAGCTATGCAAATCAAAGTGGTTATAGTACTATACAATTCTATACACTTAGTGTTAATGAAAGAGGCGAAGTTGCAATTGTTAGTGCAGACTACCAAGACTTACTAGTTGACGGTACTATAACCAGTGATACAGTTTTTGTCACACCTGATGGCAACGGGTATCTGGGATACTTAGTTGGTGATGGTATACCGCCTAACGGTGCTCCATACAGCCAAGGCAGTGGATTTCCTGCAGGTGCAGCCGTAGGTGATTATTTTTTAAGAGTTGATTTACTTCCAAATAGATTGTTTAGATACGATGGAAATACCTGGAGTAAAATAGAAGACTCTGTAAGAACATCAATGACACCAGACGATAATAGAGATACCCTAAAAGGCACATTTATTAACAATACTACTGTAAGTACAATTGGTGGTGAAGAAGTAATTGAAAGACAGGCTTTAAGTAAAGCACTGAGAGCAAAGGCAAGTAATTAATGCAGTTTTTTTATGATGGACAAATACGTAGATACCTTACGCAAATAATTAGAGTGTTTAGCAACTTTAGTTATCAAGACGGCGATGGCGATTTAACAAGAGTTCCGTGCATGTATGGAGATATTACAAGACAAGTCGGTAGTATTATAAGAGAAAATTCAGAAAACAAGCTGCCAAGTGCTCCACGTATTGGTGTTTATATTACTAGTTTACAAATGGACAGAGCAAGACTTAGTGATAGTAGTTTTGTTAGTAAAATAAACTTACGTGAAAAAGAATTTGACAGCGATACTAACAGCTATATATCTCAACAAGCTAAGGGTTATACTGTTGAAAGATTGCATCCTACTCCTTATACTCTGGCAATAAACATAGATGTTTGGAGCACCAGCACTGAGCAAAAGCTACAAATACTAGAACAAATCTTTATGCTGTTCAACCCAGACTTGGAATTTCAAACAACAGACAACTATGTTGATTGGACAAGTTTAACAACGCTGTATTTAGAAGATATAAATTTTAGTAGTAGAAGTATACCGGTAGGAACACAAGATGATATTGATGTTGCTACAATTGGCTTTACTGCACCTATATACATTTCGCCACCGACTAAAGTTAAAAAACTAGGAATTATTACAGATATTATAACAAGTGTATTCAACACAGAACAAGGCACAGTTAGTTTAGAAGGATTTAATCCTCCTACAGATTCAGATCAAGGCGCAGTAAGTGGTACAACTGTACTACCAGACGGGTCAATTGTGACCAACGGTAGTGCAAGTGTTGGAAACGGACGACTGGATCTTAACAACCCTCTTGTGACAAGTTATAGAAACTTTGATATTATTGTACAAGAAGAAACTGCACAGCTTGCATTGAATCGAAAATTGCGTGTAGGCGAAGTAAATTGGCTGAATATATTAGAAGCTGAACTACCTGCAAGATTTCAACCAGGAATAAGTCAAATTAGAATTCGTAGAGCAGAATTAAATACCGAAGTTGTAGGAACGTTTGCACTTAAATCAGGCGATGATTTTACTATAGAAATAGTTTGGGATACAGATACTTTACCTAGCAATACTCTAATAGAAGGACCAACTAAAACTGACGGAACAATAGATTATATTGTTAATCCGATTGATTTTAATCCTAGTAGTGTAAAGACAGTTGGTACACGTATAATATTATTAGGGCCATTAGGATTTAAAGTTGATAGAACTTTTGAAGCAACATACAGTGATAACAAAATCCATACCGATTTAGACTTTAATATTTTATCAAGTTCTCTTGGAGATCGTATTGGTGACGAAACAGTCACAAGTTTTAATGTTTATGTAAACGGATTAGCTGTAGAAGCAACAGGTTCTAATGCAGGTGATAAATTCTTAATTACATTAGATGTTCCTTACAATGCAGGCGACGAAGTCAAGTATATTTTAAATTTAAATGAAGACGGTGCAGCAGCATGGAAGAATGCAGATAATAGCGATTTTGTTGCAGATGCAAATGATATAGTTGAGTGGGACGGATCTAAATGGGATATTATTTGGGATGGTAGTACCAATAACGAAACTACATATGTCACAAATATAACAACTGGACAACAATACTACTGGAATAATTATTATTGGCAAACTGCAATAGACGGATATTATCCAAGAGGCACATGGAGTATAACACTGTAAGATAACTATTTTTATGAATAGTATTATATGTAGCGGTGCTTTGTTTTATTCACTACAGACAAAAAGATTTTTATTTCTTCATAGAACACAAAGTAAAGCAAAGAATCTCTGGGGATTAGTTGGCGGAACTAATGAGGGCGAAGAAACTCCTTGGGAAGGGTTGCAACGTGAAATTTCCGAAGAAATAGGACATGTGCCCGATATTAAAAAAACTATACCATTAGAAACTTTTATTAGTAGCGACGAGCACTTTCATTTTCACACATATCTATGTGTAATAGAAAAAGAATTTATTCCACAATTAAATTCAGAACACGACGGATATGCATGGGTAAATTTTGGCTCATGGCCAAAGCCATTACATCACGGTTTACAAAATACACTTAGAAGTAAAATTAATCAAAATAAACTAAAAACTGTTTTACAAGTTATTGATATAATTTCTTAAATTCATCTTTTAACCATTCAAAATCATTAATTTTTACCAACTCTTGTGCATTGTCTTTGTTGTCTTCTCCAAAAGCTCTGCCTGCTTTTGCTCCAGCAATAGCTGCTTTGCCAAATGGTTTATCAGCGCCTCGAGTACACCATGCATCTAATCTAAATTCTGTTTCGTCGTCTTTTTGTCTAGCAATAGTTCTACTTGAAAGTTTTGCACATTCTCTAAATCCACTGCGCCATGCACTAAAAGAATCTGTGTTGAATACACTTGTGTTGCTCATTTCTTCTATACCTTTAAACTTATCACTAATACTTGTTGTCATGTCAGTAGTAGTTTGATCTAAGTTTCTAGTTAGATTAGTGGGTAATAATTTAACACCGCCGTATCCGTAAACAAGTCCGTTAATTGGATTTAAACTTCTCCATACATGCACAGTATCTTTACCATCGATGTCATAAGCAGGTACATAATAATTAAAATCAAATCCGTCAATTATTTCTGCATCACCGTCAACTACCCAGAACATGTCTGTTTCAACTAACTCAGCTGCACGTTTATGTGCTGCATGAATGCCTTTGATATCCATAACTCGTTTTGCTCTTGGAAACGTTTCGCTTAATAAATCAAAATTATCATCTGCATTAGGTTCGCCATTACTAATAAACACAATATCATAAGGCTTGGGCATACTGCCTATTTCTTTATATTCTTTTTTAGTGACAAAGAATCTATAATCAATTTCACGTTGACTAATATTTAATTTTTTATTAGTAAGAGCAATGCCGTCAAAGTAGTCGCCATTTTTCCATACATGATTAATTTTACGTTCATATTGATTATGATGCGTAATATTAAAGTTCCAGTCAAAATTGTCTACAGGTAAGAAACTATCATTTACCATCCAAAATAAATCATAGTTGCAATCTTTTTTTGCATTTAAATAATCTTGGTAATTGTTTACTGTATAGATAGGATAAGGTTTAGGTGTACTTGCTACAACTTCGTGTTCTTTCTTTTTAATTAAAAATCTATGCTCAATTTCTTTTTCACTTACTAGAACGTTTTTACTAAACAGCACAATACCGTCATAGTTTTCGCCATTTAGAAATACATGATTTATATTTCTATCATATGTATTATGGTGATCAAAGTACAAATTGAAATCAAAATCTTCAGCAACTTCTACATCACTTGGTACACTCCAAAACATTTCTGTATTGCAATTATATAGTGCTTCGGTATAATCTTCATAACTGTCAATAGTAAATTTCTGATAAGGTTTTGGAGTACTTGCTACAACTTTGTGTTCTTTTTTGTTTACATAAAATCTGTGTTCAAATTCTTTTTCTGTGATTTCTGCTTTTGCACACATTAGTACAATACCGTCATATGATTCACCATTGAGAAACACATGATTGGTTTTCATATCAAATGATTCTTGATCGTGAAAGTATTTGTCCCATGTAAAATCTTCGGCAATATCTACATCATTTGGTATAACCCAAAACATATCACTGCTGCAAACATCTAATGCATTTTTATATTCGTCGTATGTATCTATCTTAAACTTTTCAAAATCTTTAGGCATACTTGCAATTGTGTTGTGTTCAATTTTTTCTTTTATATCTCTAAAAAGTATTTCTTCTTCTGATACAGGTTTAGTTTTACTAAACAAAAACACACCATTATAATTATTTCCATTTAGCCATGCATGGTTAGATTTTTTATCACTACTGTGATGACTAATATAATAATCAAAATTAAAATCGCTGTGTATAATAATTTGATTGTTATAACCCCAAAACATATCTGTAGTAGTTTTTTCGATGGCTTCTAAATAATCATTATAATTGTTTATTTGAAAAATATCATATGGCTTTGGATTACTTGCCATAATACGTACTTCTTTTTTATTTACAAAAAATCTATGCTTTACTTCTTTGTCAATAGCATTATATTTTTTTGGTAATAGTACAATGCCGTCTAACTGATCAATGTCTCCGTTTCCAAATACATGCGGAATATCATAACTCCACTCGTCTGGTACATAGCTAAATTTAAATGTATCTCTGATCATAGTATCGTCGTATACTACCCAAAACATATCTGTAAAACTTCGCTCATTGGCTTGTGTAATATTATCAACTACTTGTACATCAAAATTTCTTTCAATTAATTTATTTAAAACAGTTTTGTCTTTGCCAATATAAAATATTTCAAACTTGCCTGTTCCCATTGTAGGATCGTAATGTCCACAGATATGTGCATGTTTTTTAATTTCGTAATCACCAGGCTGCGTTGGAACTAGTTGTACCATGTCCCACGACTTTACATCTCGACTTTTTTCAAATACATAAGGAAATGCATGTATTGCAACATCATCATTTTTATTTGGTCTGTAAAACCAAGGAAAGCTATCGTATACTTTTAAAGTTGGATCTACTAGCCAGACATACTTACTGCGGTCTTGCCACTCTGATATTTCAGTTTTGTTGTGTATAACTGGATATCTTTCAAAGATATGATTTTTTAAATAATCCTGCCCGTTGTGCATTGGATTACCAAAACGTTCGAATCTATCTATTGCTTTCATAATTGATTAGCCTTTATTCCTATGTGTGCAAGTTTAATATCTGCATCAACGTATACTTCATAACCGTGGTGCATTGCTTGATTACAAAAGTATATATCCTCGCCGCTGTGTGTATCTAAAGTTTTATTATATTCGTGTGCAAACCAAGGCTTGGGTAAATCTTCAAATACTTGTCGTGTGACTAACATACAACCCATACCTACTGCCCAAACTTTATGCAGCCCATTACTAATATCAAGTCTTTCGTTTGTATCATTTGGATTTGTAAATGCAACATTACGATACGGAGCGTATCTTGTGCTATATGTTGCAGCAACAATATCTTTTTTATGAGATAACAGATCTAATACAACACTTGCTGGAAAGTACATATCGCTGTCTAACCATAGTAAATGTGTAGCATCACTGCCCAGTGCTTCTTTTGCTAACTGTGTACGTGATTCACAAACTACACTGCTACTTACAATGTGCAAGTTCCAGTCTATTGATAATTTTGTCAAGCGACTAGTTAGATTTGCTAAACTTTTTGCAAATACTGTGTGGACTTTGTCGCCTGCAGGGACACAAATACTTAATTGCATTAGAGCATTGTGTTTGGAATTGTTTCCTGATTAAGATCTTTTTCAGCACCAATTGTTAATTGATTCCAATCACGTGCAGAACCTGTTGCAACTTTTACGCACTCTTGAAAGTCGTCAGCTGATAAACTTGCCATTTTAATCATGTTTTCTGGCTGCACTTTTCCAAGTGTAAGCAAGTCTGCACCTGCTGCTCTTCCAAGTTTTTGAATCCAGTGCAATCTGTCATCGTCATTTGGAATGTCCATTTCGTTAATTGCAGTTTCTACTTCTGCTGTAAGATCGCCAGCATCTAATGTAGCAAGTTTTGCAAGTTTACGTGCCTTGGTATATTCTTGTGCTAGATCTACATTTAAAATTTCGTATAATGTTTTCATTGTGTGTTCCTTAAGGTAAAATTGGAAAATAGTATCCGCCAAATGTGCTGCTCATACTAATAGTAGTGCTTGCACTAACACCGATGTATGTTCCTAATACACTAATAGTATAGCTACTCGAAAAGCCTCCGCCAACAAAGTAATTGCGGATATCACTCATTGATATTGTACTGCCTGTTGCTGGTAATGCCATTACGAATCCTATTTATTATTATACAATAACACACTATTTACTTTGTGTCAATGAAAGATAGCCAATAAATTGGCTACCCTATTATTTATCTAGTAGTTTTTCTACCATTGCACGAAGTTCTGCAATCTCTGCTGCTTGTGCTTCTGCTTTAGTATCTGCTTCTTTGATTGCTTCGACTAACAATGGTACAATACGTTCATACTTAACAGTTAAATACTCTTCACCTGATACACTCTTGCCATCTTTATAATCAAACGGTGCTGGTACTACTACTTCTGGCAAGACTTCTTGAACTTCTTGAGCAAGTAATCCTGCTTCGGATTTATCATCTATTTCATTTTTAAATCCGTGTTCTACTGACTTTTCGTTCCAAGTGTAAAGTACTCCGTTTAGAGATTTTACTTTATCAAGTGCGTTTGTGATATTTCCACTAACATTTTTTAATCGTTTATCGGAAGCATATGCTGTAACTTCGCCTCTGAATTCCCAGTTATTTTGATTAAATGCAGCTCTTGCTGTCCAAGTAACTGTGCCGCCATTTGAATATATCATTGCCAAATATCCGTCACCTGCACCAGCACCTGTGACGCTACCAGTTGCACATTCAAATCCTTGAGATCCTCCAACAGATGATCCCATTAAGGTTCTGCCCATACCGCCAAGCAGTTGTAGATTACTGCTTCTGTTACTAGCTGTATGCTGCCTAAGAACTCTAGTATTGTTATCGGAACTATTACCTATGATTTGATCTGCTGGTGCGCCAGTGCCTACTCTCATAAACCCTGTACTGTCAATGCCATCTAGTGTGTTAGCATCGTCAGCACTAATACCTGTTAAGCCACTACCATCACCTGTAAAGGAATTAGCAGTAATATTACCAGTAATATCAATAGTACCGGCACCAGTGATTGTTCCACTGAAACTATCATTAGCATCGCTACGTATGAAACTTCCACTACTAAGGCCATCTAACTCGTCTGCATTTAGTCCACTGCCTGCGCCGTCGTTGCCGGCATGCCAAACAGTGTATGTATTTGCACCATCGTTAAATTTAAGACCAGTTGATCCGTTGTCAATTTCGAGTCTAGTATTACCACCTTCGTTGACAATTTGAATCTTGTCGCCGCTGTCTGCGTATTGTATATAACCTCTACGATCTGTTGCTTGATAGAAACTAATGTATGGCGAGCCACTTGCACTTGTGTCTGCTAAACGAATCATCTCATCGCCTGCATGACTCATAGTAAGTAGTGCTGTCATTGTATCAGCTTCGTCGCTACGTAAGAAACTTGCTCCGTTAATACCATCTAATGTTTCTGCATCTACATCAGTGAGTCCACTACCATTACCAGTAAATGTGCTTGTACCAATGTTAACATTGCCAAAGCCACTTGTAATCTGGCCTGCATCCAATGCGCCTGAACCGGTTAAGTTGCTATAAGTACCTGTAATACGTGCGTTTGGAACAGTACCTGAACCTAAGTTTGTTGCATTTAACGCTTGAATACCACTGCCGTTTGAAGTATTTAAACTACCAGCATATACATCTCCTGCAACACCTAGGCCGCCACCTACACGTACACCACCAGTTGTAGTATTTGTTGCAGCACTAGTATCAGTAAATGTTTTGACACCAGCCATACTTTGGTTGCCGCCTAATCGAGCTCCGTCAACAGTTCCGCTATCTAATTCACTTGCATTTAGTGTTGTAAGTCCACTACCGTTGCCAGTAAATGTACTAGCGCCAATGTTGATATCGCCAAAACTAGTAGTAATACTACCAGCTGCAAGTTGTCCTACACTTGTTAGACTAGATGCTACAACACCTGATCCTAATGTAGTTGCACTAAGAACATCGCTGTTATTAATACGATAGACTTTAGCATTAGCAATGTTTACATTTTCACTAAACTGCCATGCCGCATTAGTCACATTATACAACATAGTTTTATTAGTATCACCTAACAATGTAATGCCGCCACCGTTTGCAGTAATATCTGTTGGTGATGCAACATTGCCTAATTCAATGTTTTTATCTTCAACTATTAGTGTTGTAGTGTCGAGTGTTGTAGTTGTACCGTTGATTGTTAAATCGCCTTCTACAACTAAATCGCCTGCAAAATTTGCAGTACCAGTTGTAAATGCAACTGTAAACTTATCCAATCCATCACCAAATGCTAAATTACCAGTTGCACCAATTTGCATACGTTGTACATTAGCAGTAAAGAAATCTAGTTGATCGTTGTCATCACCAGATGCAGTTTCTGCTCTGATAAATGTATCTTGATCAATATCTTTAACACCGCCTAGTGTAGCCCATGCTGTGCCATCGTATCCTTCAAATGCAACATCGCTTGAGTTAAAACGTACTTGACCTGTTGTGACAGGAACACGTTGTCCTGATTCACCTGGACGTTCTGCAGTTGTACCTACTGGTACTTTAATAGCAGTTGTATCTGTAAAGTCAGTGTAGCCATTTAACTCAGTATCGCCGTATGTGTCAATTCTCATACGCTCTGTTGAAGTATGCTGTAAGTCACTTGTAGTCGACGTTTCGCCTGTTTTAACAACAAAGTCGCCGCCGGTTGCATTACCAGTGCCAATGCCTGCTTGTAGTGTTAAATCACCGCCTGCTACATCCGTTCCTAATCCGTTTGTACCTTTAATAATAGCATTACTTGGAGATACACTTGTTTCTCCATTGCCTACAACAATACTTGAATTTTTCAAAACTAGATTGTTATTAATAGTATTTGTGCCTGCTGGAATATCAGTTTCTAATGCAGTCACAAGGTCCTCTGTTCTAACTGTAAACGAAGTAGCATTTGCTGTTGCACCACTTACTGGCCATGTACCATCTAAGTTTGCCACCGAACTGGAGCCAATATTAATAGTATCGCCTGGGTTAATACCTAAAGTAAATGGTGTATAGGTAAAGCCTAATGTTGTACTAGTTAAGATACTACCTGTAGTTTCGGCACTTAGATATATAGCATCGTCGGTGACACCACTAACAGTTGTGTTAGGAGGAATACTAGAACTTCCAGATACAATCATACCTGCTAGTATGCCAGTAGTGTCAGACATAATAACTTCGTTTACACCGTTCTGAGTGACTTCAGAAGTTGTACCAGTTGTTGTTTCAAAATTTATAACAACATCTCTACTAACAGTTGCTTCATAACTAGCAATAAACGGAAATAAGTCTCTCGGGCCATCGCCATTACCCATTGTAATATTTGTAGCAGCAGCACCAATTTGTAAACTTGTGACGTTTTCGTTATATATTCTACCTGCGCCTGTACTTTTTGATGTAAGTGCAGCAGAACCAATATCCAATCCTTCTGCAAGATCAAGTGCAGTACCCCATTCAGGAACCTCGCCGTTTGATTTTAAGAAGTTGTTTCTTCTACCAATTCCTAATTGATTTAAACTTGCAGCAGATTGTGCGTAAATAATATCACCAACACTGTATGTTGCAAGTGCTGTACCGCCTTTTGTGACAGGAACAAGACTTGTAAGGTTAGCCGGATTTAAGAAATAAGCACTATCTAATCCATCTAGTGTACCTGCATCAACAACACCGTCTTTGATGAATACTTGACCACTGCCGCCTGTGTCGATATCAAATTGTGTTTGTAAGAATCTACTAACACCCAGTCCTGAGAATGTTCCTAATGGATCATAATCAACATTACTAATACCAATATTAACTGGATCGCCGTAGAACTCACCACTTAAACTATTACCTGTTAAACTAATTGGGTTATCAATAGTTGGTGCTTTTTTCAAACTTTGTACTACAGTTTTATAACTACTATCACCAAATAACGCTGTATCACTATTAGGTACACCGCTAAATGCTAATCTACTTGGAGATACTGTACCAGAAATAATATTTTCTGCGTCAATGTTTGTCACAGCCAGTGTATTCCAGTTTTCAATTAATCTACTAGAAGTGTTAATAACACTGTTAACCTGTGTGTTGTTTTGGATAACTTCTGCGCTACCTACACCTTCTGTAATTATCACAATAGCATTAGTGACAAGATCGTTAATACTATTAAGTGCATCACTACGTAATGAGTGAATAGTAAATGAGTTGTCTGTCACCGAACCTACAAAGAATCTCGAACCACTGTCAATCGGATCACCTGTTTCAATTGTAGGTAATTCGTTTGCACTTGATCCGTCAGTTAAACTTTCTATACGGAAAGCATCACCTGTTGTAAAGCCGTGATTTACAACAACAATACTATTATCAACTATATTTACAGTCTTACGTGTAATATTATGATTGTTGTTTGCAGGTGTACTTGTAAATTCTGCTTGGTTTAATAATGCAAAACCTTCATACAGTTCTACAGTATCAGCATCAATTACTTTTACATAATATGTCAATCCATTTAACAAACCGCCAATTGGAGTATTTGCAAGCGAATCATATATTACCGGATCACCTTGTCCAAACCCGTGATTTGGAATTGTAATTCTACTATCTGTATAGTTTACAGAACCGCCTGAGCCCGACAAGCCTGCAAGGAAGTTATGAGTAATAACATCGTCTAAGTTGATATCACGAGAAGTTGCAACCGCAGTATTGTCTTCTACAAAGTCAATACTTGTGACACTTGCAACAAATAATTCGCCGCCAATAATATTTACATATACACGTTTTCCGACATTAGTGACTTCAACTTCAAATCCAGTACCAGTACCGCCTACATCACTTGCAAGAACTTCAACTAAGTCTCCTACTTCATAACCGCTACCGCCTCTTACAATATCAATATCAGTAATTTGACCTGCTGTCACAGTAATATCTGCTTTTGCACCAGTACCCGATCCAGTCTTAGCTTGCAAAGGAACTCTTAGATATGTTTCTGTAGCCAACACCGGAGTATACCCACTACCGCCTACTAAGTTTGCATTGTCTAAGTTTTCTGCAATTCCTTCAACATATTCAGTCACAGCACCTTGAGCACCACCGTCTGCACTAGTGACAATAGTTCTTGTTGTACCTGTGACACTTGCACTTGATTTTGTTGGATCTGCTGTGTCAACATTTGACATAGTAAATGTTGTACTTGTTGGTGTGCTTATAACAAGACCGTTTTCATTAAATGATTCGTCTTCATTACAAAGTACCTGTACTACATTACCTATCTGTAAATCATGTGCTACATCAGTTGTCACTGTTGCTACATTACTATTTCGTTCAATAGTAGTAATGTTTACACTTGTAAACACATAATCTGGAATTGGATCTAAGTTTAAGAACTGACTTGAATTAGAACTACGCAAGAACCAGTTATCAATAATTTCTGTACTTGGTCCTTTTGAGCTTATGCTAACACCTGAATCTACTCCGTTAACAAAAAGATTTCCTGCGCTTGCTTCCCAAGGATCGCCGGTACTATCATCTTCGTCATTCCATGCTCCATCGATGGTCACAACTAGTACGTTGCCACTTAGGTTATAATTGCCTTTGGCATAACCTGTTGCACCAGCTACTCCGGGCTGTGTAATAATATCACCGTCTGCTGCATTAAACAAGTTAGCACTAAGTGCAAGTTCGACTTGCTCATAGTTCTCAGTAGCAATGTCACCAGCTTTCAAATCAATTGGCGGTATGTCATCAACTTGTTCAAGTCTTGATTGATACCCATCTGTGTTTGTGTTTGTAAACTGTCTAGTAGCAGGAATCAAGTCTGCGTTTAACTGACCATTAGTATTAAGCTGAACAATAGCACCCGGAACGGCTGCTGTACTAACTGTTTTATCAACAAAGCCGCCTAGTCTATTACTAATAAACGAACGTACAGATAACTGTGTAGGAAGTCTAGCATCACTTGGACCACCAATTTCGTCGTCACCTAAGTTTACACTAGTTGAAATTTCTTCAATAGCAACATCACTAAGACTTAGTCTCAACGCATCAAGCTCGTCCACCTGCACTTTGTTTCTAAATGTAATATTACCAGTTCTGTTGAACGCTGTAATAAAGTCTCCAACTTTAAAGTCACCAAGTTCGTTTGTACCTGACGAATAAACACGCCCTGGTAGTTCTTCAAACTGTTCGTACTCTGTTCTAGTATTACCGCCGTTCTGTGGTAAAGCGTTATAGTCTGTACCAGAACCTGCGTATTCCCAAGTGTGTGATGATGAGTTAACAACTGACGGTCTGTGGAACCAACACTGCGATTCTGGTAAGTTAATTAAGTTTGTTAGGCTACTACTACCATCTGTAGCAGTGACACTAAAACTAGATGTACCGAGATTAGTACGTGCTGCTGCTTCGTTTACGCCTATAACTGTGTTTGGAGTTAAAGCATGATCTTCGTCGATAGTACTTGTTTCGTCAAACTGAATACGTAGCAAACTTTGTCCTACAGCTACTTCTTCAATACTTACTACAAGAATTCTATTTCTAGGCTCCCAACTATAAACAATAGCACTGTTATTACTTGCGCCTGTAGTACCTGTAATAGTTCTACCTGGAACAAATTCAAATCCTTCAGAACCTGATTCAAGTTCTAGTGTTTGATAAGTTGTGTGACTTGTTAAAATTTCTTCGACAAAGAATTCAATAACACCTGATAAGAATTTATGTGTGCCTGTACTAGGTTCAATAATATTTACAGGAAATTCAAGTGAGTCATCAAAGGTTAGTTTAAATTCGTCTTCACTAATTAAATTAATATAATACTGTTGTTCGTCATCCAATCCTTTAATAGGAGCATTTCCATTTGGATCGTAAATTACTTTTTGTCCGTTAACAAACCCGTGTCCTACTAGTGTAATTACATCAGTGACACTGTTAACTGCTGTTGCACCATTAAATAATGTTTCAGTTGGTGTTGTTTTAAAATCATTAGTTATATCACCTTCACTGCTTACTTCAGTTGGATCAGGCAAATCTTTTGGATCGTTAATAATAGTATTAACAATATCAAAACGTGAGCCTGCAAAATCTTGAACTGCTGCGGAAAATGAGCTAATGTAAGTTAACGCATATACTTTTGCTTGCTCAATAGCTGCTATAGTTTGTAATTCTTGTCCTTGTATACTAAGTTGTGTCGAATCTTGTAAGTTTCTTGTGTAATATGCAAGACCAGCACTACGTGAATATCTATTACCAGTATCCCAAATATCTTGTGCCGCTGCTTCGACAATAAGTTGTGTATCTCTATTACACTTAGCATCGTCGTAAGTAAATCCGTACCAAATGTTTGTTTGTATCTGTTGGTTGATATATTTTGTCACATTTTGCGCAATGTTAATTTGGCCTTCTAAATCTAATTGATTATATGCTGTAAATTCTGAATTGCCAGATACCCAAGTAAAGTCAGGCAATACTTCAGTTGGTGCAGTAGCGCCTTCACTTTGGATATAATTAATAATATCATCCATTCTGTCGCCAGCATAATCACTAGCATCTGTACTACCCGGTGTTCCTGTTGTGTCTTGCGTTTCAGGATTACTTGCACTTACAGCTACAGGTGTTTCTAAAATAACTTCTTGAATTACTTCTTTTAGACGTTCGTATGCTGCAACAGTTTCTTCTAACTGGCCTGCGCCATATTGTTGTACACCATCAATAAAGTATGCTAATGCTGCAACTGTTGTTTGTAAATTTCCGCCATATGTTAAATCGTAAACAAGTGCATCAATAATTAGTCCTGTATCTCTTTCGCACTTTGCTTCATTGTAAATAAAGTTTTCACTGAAAGGTTCTATACCAGAACCGACTTGTGTAGAAATCCAAGAAGTGACTTCTTTTGTAATAAATGTTTTGTTTGTTAATAATTGTTGTACTGCATTTGCAAAACCTGCATCGCTTGCATTGTCTGTACCGCTAGTTGGCAGAGGACGTACATATGCATCTGCTACTCCGTCTCCAGGAACAGTATTTGCATCGCCATTGGTGATAATATCAATTACTTCGTTCCATAATGCGTTTGATCTACTTGTTGCAGTTGCATCACTTAGATAGTTTGCTGTAATTGTTTTTGCTTGATTAAAAGATTCAATGTGCTGATCTTTTTGCGCAGCAAATAATTCAGCATTAAAGCTACCACTAAAGTATCTTAAGGCAGCACTTACTGTTCTATAATTACTATTAAAGATAATATCATATCTAATTGCATCTAAAATGTTTCTAACATCTCTTCTGCACTTATCTTCGTTGTAAGAAAACCCAGCCCATATACTCGGAGAAGCCGCAGCAATTTGTGCATTAATCCATGTCACGGTGTCTTCTGCAATTAAATCTTTATTTGATTTTAAAACATCATGTGCTATTTTATATTCTGATTCTCTAAATCTTAAAACAAATTCTTCAACTGGTGCTTCACGATTAATACCAACAATACTAATTGTTTGTTTACCATCTGCCTGACCAGTTGATGCAACAAAACTTCTATCAAACGAGAACGCTTTTGGAGAGAAGCCGGAACTTCTTAGAGCATACAACCCAAAGTTAGTAGCAGAGTTGGTAATAGAACAATATCCGCCTGACTGACAGTAAACACCGTTAAGCAAGAAGATTTCAAAACAAGACACGATCTGTGCATAAGCATCGTTGGTTAGTCGCCATGCTGTACCGCCAAATGACAAGATAGTAAAGGCGTTAGCAACCATTGACTTACCTTGTTCAGGTATAGCGCCAACAACTGGATTCTCAGCCTCAATACCGTATGTCGGAACGTTGGGCGATTCAACTTTAGCACCGTCAATCTTAGCACCGTTCATACCTAAGAACGAAATAATACTAGCGTTCTGAATATATGGAGATGTAAAAATTGTCGGTCTTGTGGTTGGTAGGTTTGGATAGTCTGCACGGTCTGTAATAACAGGATCAAAAGGATCATCAAATGCCACAGCATAGTCAGCTGTAATAGTTGGAATAAAGTTGTCATCAACTCCGTCGCGGAATGTAAATTCACCAAAGTAGCAAGCATTACGAACACGTAGCATGTCCAAGTTAGCATTAGCAGGACGAATAATACAACCACGTAAACCGTCACCTTTGATAACTGTGTTATCAGGAACAATAACTGGATTGTCTTCTGTGTAGTCGCCAACCGCAACCTTAATGTTTACTCTTGTAAAATTAATTGATCCATCGCTATTGTATACCAAACTAGAAGCAATTTGACAGGCTCTTTTAACAGTTTTAACCGGAGCACTTTGTCCATCGTTAGCATCATCGCCTTGTTCTTGTGAAACATAAACAACGTTGCCGCCAAATACGTCTGCGTCTTGGAAAAATAAATTACCTAATCCATCTGTTGCAAGCAATTGTCCTACGGTACCTTGTGACGGAGGCAGTGTCATACGGTACCCTGAGTCTAATGTATCAGGTGCTTTAATTCCTACGCCGTCGTCACCTGACGCTGTAAGTTCTTTAAATGTTAATGTGTTTGCATCCTCAACATCTATATCATTGTAAAAGTTTACACCAGCTGCTGTATACTGAGCAGTGTCTTGACCGTTTACTCTGATGTTAATTTCTGCTGCTGCACTATCGCCTTTATCGTCAATTGCAACTTCGGTGTCATTATCAAAAATACGTCTTGTTACATCCTGAACAGTGTTATCATCACGTAGTAAAAATATTTTACCATCTGCTGTGTTGATTGCTAATTCGCCAGATTGTAGTTGAGATACAATGGGTTGCTTTCCTGCAACCGCACTTCGTTTGTGTCTAATATTTGTTGCCATTAAGGCGGCCTCCTATTTAGGTACGGGTCAAGTCTATGTAGACGCCCAAAACTTCACGATAGAAATCGTTGTATACTTATTTATCATAGGAGAAAAGGTAGTAGCTTATTTAAAAGCTACCACCGTCTAATGTGTCAGTCCAAACTGGTGTAGCATCGTCATCTGCTGTGACTGTTAATACTTGGAAACTTACGCTAGTGTCGCTTGTACCTGCTGCATCTGTGACTTTCAACGGATTAGCAACATCGCCGTATAGTATACCGTCTTCGGTAAATGTGCTTACACCTGTACCACCATACTGTACTTCTAAGTCGTTGTTTGTAAGTATAAGTGTTCCATCTATTGTGACATCGATTTCAAATGTTGTAGAACCGTTTACAGTGCCGCCTGTAAGTTTGTTTAGGTATCTGTTTTCAACATATGTTGCAACTGCCTTTTGCGTTGGAGCAGTGTTAAAGTCTTGTGTACCAATACTTGCAACTAAGTTTGCGTTATCGCTAACCTCTTTTAGTTCAACACCAACCGGAACACCGTCTCTAATAAACGGACCAACACTGGTTAGACCTGACAAGTCAATTTCGTTAGCATTAAGTGTAATAGCACCTGTTAGTGCGTTTACGCCAAAGAAATTACCAACTCTGAAATTACCAATTTGGTCAACTGTACCACCAGCAAATACTCTACCTTGATTACGTTCAATAATCTCTTTTTCTGCTATAGCAGTACCGCCAAAGAATGGAAGAGCGTTATATGTGACACCTGCACCAACATACTCAAATGCATGTCCACTTGTACTAATAGTACTAACATTGTACAATGCTGCTTTTTTGTCTTGGGTGACACTTGTTAATCCTGGGAAGATATTAACTTCAGCTACGCCACCAAATTCTGCATTTAGTGCATCAGTTGCTGTATCTGCAATAGTATCTTGTGCAGCTACTAATACATTTCTGATACTGTTATATACACTACTTCCTAGTTCGTGATTATGTGGTATTTCATGCCAACCAGCTGTACTATTTTCTAATACTGCCTGGCCAACTCTATCTACTAGTAATTCTATGCCTTGTCCAACTGTTATATCTGCATCGTCATTTGTTAAGAATACTTGGTTTTCTAAATTATTAAAGCTCTTTGTCACTGGAGTGTTTGCAGCAACTTGTTTCATAATATCACCTAAGTAAAAATATGAATATGCAGTAATATCACTTTGATTAGCATAGTTTGTGTTAGAAAGATTATTTAATATTGCTCCGCTATAATATGCTTCGCCTGCTCTACGTGATTGCTTGTTGCCTCCATACATAGTATCGTAAATGACTGCATCAATTATATAACCAGTGTCACGTTTACATTTGTTTATGTTATAATCAAATCCTAGTATATTTGTGTTAATATAATCAATAGTACCATTTGCTATACTTGTTTTTGCAGAAAATAACTGACTAGCAGTAGTTCTTGTTAGCAACGGAAGCCAGCTGTAGTCAGCTTCTAATTCCGACGGAGTTCCAACTAGTGTTTGATTATCTACTGCATCTTTTACAATACCAATTAGATTTTGTGCAGTTGTACTTTCAACTACAGTGCCGTATACTCCACCAAGTACTTGAGGTTGTGTATTACCTGCTTGTGGCGTGACAGCTATACCTTCAATGCAACTTTCTACTACACTTTGCAAGTGTGCATATGCTGCGACTGTATTATCTTTTTGCTCATCTGGTAGATAGTTAGCTGTTCCTAAGAAATAGGCTCTAGTTGCAATCAGTGTTGCAATGTTTCCTGTGTACAACAAATCGTATGCTACTGCATCAATAATTTGTCCAGTATCAGAACGACACTTATCCTGATTGTACGAGAATGCATTGTAAGTTGTTTCTAGGAATGTAATTGTTCCTTCTACAATAGTTGACTTTTCTGTTTGTAGATTATCAATTGCACTTTGTGCGCCTGCTGTTGCCCATGTAGTATCTGGGTAAGTTATTTCAGGTAATTGATCTGTACCATTCTCAACAACGTCTTGTATAATTTGAAGCAATGTTTCTGCTCTTGTGACTTCTGTTGCTGTAGATGCACTTGCTGCTGTGCTTTGAACTTCTACTGTTTGTTCAGGATCGCTTACTGATACATCTAGTAAAACACTACCTAGTAATGTTTTTACCCATCCCAATGCTTGTGCTGTTTCAGTTTGTTGTCCAACAACTTGGCTTGAAGCACCAACATAATAACTCTGTGCTGCTTGATATGTAGCTGCATTACCGCCATATAAAATATCATAAGTTAATGCATCTACAATATATTTTGTATCTCTATTACATCTTACGCTATCAAATGTAAAGTTTCTTGTAAATGTATAGTTGATATAATCAATTACACTATTTTGCAACGAAGCTTTACTATCTTGTAGTAGAGCAAAGTCATCTTGTAATTGCTGAGTTGTCCAAGTAAGGTCTGTATTGTCATCTGCAGGAAGAACACTTATGTCTTCTGAATTAACAACATCTTCTACATATTGGATCAAGCTATCTGCAACTGCTGCTGTTATAACACCTGCTGTTCCTGTTGTGACATCTTGACTAATGCCAGTTTGTTCTAATGTACCGTGTGCAATGTTTTGAATAACATCTGATGCTACATTTGCAAGTTCTGCATATGCTGCAACTGTTGCTGCTTTTTGTCCGGTACCTAACTGACTTGTTGCGCCTACATAATAACTTTCTGCTGCCTGTTTACTTGCTAAATTTCCAGGATACATAATATCATAACAAATAGCATCAACTATGTACCTTACATCTCTTGCGCATTTGTCTTCATCGTAAACTAAACTTGGATTGTTGTTTGTCACAAAGGCAGTAGTTTCTATTGCTAGGAATTCTCTGTTAAGTTGCAATTGTGTCACTGCAAGTTGATTGTTAGCATTAATACCGCTATCAGGAAATACAATTGTATCTGCTGCTGTATCAGTGCTTACTACACCATTGTTAATAATATCTAAGATTTCGTTGAAACCTGCTTTAGCTCTGCTTCTAAACAATCCTGATAATCTAAATAGTTCTTCGTCAATTCTATCTCTTAAATATTCAATTGCTTTTACAGTTTGTAAATTCTGACCGCTTAGTACATACGAACTGTTTGCACGTTGATATGCAAGCCCAGCTGTCACACTATTGTAGTTGGTTCCGATAGCTGCATCATAAGACACTGCATCAATCATAATGCCAACATCTCTTTCACATTTTGCTTGATCGTAAATAAATGATTGGAAGTTATTAGCAATAAAGATCGAAACATTTTCTTTTAGTGTTTCTTTATTGCCTTTGATTGTATTATAGCCTTGCTGTCTTTCTGATGCCGACCAACTAATGACTGGCATTTGTATTGCAGGAAGGCTATCTAAGTTGCCTGATCTAATTACATCTTCGATAATTTGTACTAAGCCTTCGGCATCATCTGATTCAGTTGAACTTGCAGGCGTTCCGGCTGTATCTTGCGATAAAGCATTAGCAGGAGTTTTTACAACGCTGGCTTCGATAACAATATCACCAATGATGTCTTTTAATCTTGCATATGCATCTGCTGTTGCTGCTTCTTCGCTTGGGCTTCCTAATTGGCTTACACCATCTACAAAGTAGCTGTTAGCTACAGTTGTAGTTGCACTGTTGCCACCATATAAAATGTCATGACATATAGCATCAACAATGTATCCTACATCTCTTTCGCACTTTGCACTATCATATGTCAGACTTGGAAAGTTAACTGCAATCCATTCTGTGATTTCGCTAACAATAAAAGATTTGTTAGCAATAAGTTGATCTTTTGCTTCAACGGCATTAGTTGTTGGTAATGTGCCAGGAGTAGGAAATACTAGTGCATCAGCTGATGCATCTGTGCTGATTACACCATTATCTAAAATATCAATCACTTCGTCTATTGCTGCATTTGACAAAGGTTCAACTGCATCAGTAAGTCCTAAAGTGATTATTTGTTTTTTAAGTTCACGCAACGATGCAAGTGTTTGTATTTTTTGTGTATCTTGTAAAACTGCATTACTTGCCCTTTGATAAGCTAGTCCTGCTGTGACACTGTTGTAATTTGTGCCTAATGCAATGTCAAGTGCAACAGCATCTGCAATCAGTCCAATATCTCTTTCGCACTTAATTCTATTGTAAGTAAAGTTTTCAAAGTTGTTTTGTATAAACGACACTGCTTCTGCTGCAAGGAAGTCTCTGTTATTTTGAAGTTGTGCTTTTGCAGCAATAACTCCTGCACTTGCACCAGTTGGATCAGTAAATGTTAGCGGATCGGCACTAGTATCAGTACTTACTACTCCGTTGTTTAGAATATCAACAACTTCATCAAAACTTGCTTCAACTGCTGTTTGTGTAGTAGCATCGGTTTGTGTTGCAATACTTGCTTCGCCTTTTGCATAATTAATTGCTGCGGAAGTTTCAGCTAATTGATCAGCTACAACTTTAGTACTATTTGCTCTTTGATAAGCTAAACCATTTGTCACTGCATTATAGTTTGTTCCTAGTAATGCATCGTAGCCTGCACCGTCAATAATAAGACCAGTGTCTCTGCGACACTTTGCTTCGTCGTATGTAAAGTTGTTTGCATTGATATAGCCAATTACGTCTTCTTGCAAGAATTCACGGTTTAGAACCAATTGAGAGTGTGCATTTATCAATGCGGCAGAAGCCGGACCCGGAGTTGGGTATAAGTTGCCTTCGCTTGGTGTTTGGTCAAACTCAATAATGTTTAATATGTCATCAAACAAATTGCTTACTGTTGTTTGGAAGATAACATCTCTACTCGATGCTTCTACTGTAAGTACTTTAGCATACCTTAATGCAACAATTGTTGCTGGTTTTTGTTCAGTATTTAGATATGCAACGTTTGCTCTTTTATACGCTAAACCTGCTGTAATACTATGATGATTAGTACCAACTTGTGCATCTCTGTAAATAGCATCAACAATGTAGCCTACGTCTCTCTTACATTTTTCAGTATTGTAAGTTAGTGTAGGATTGTTAGTAAGATTGTAATCAATTGCTAAACCAACATTATTTGACACTTGAGAAAGTATTTCTGTATGTGCAGCAACCTGCGGAATTGGTTCATCGTCAATTACCGGATATGTTTTTGTAGCTAAGTTTGTAAATGCTTGTTCGTTAATTACTAGTTCTAAGTTTTGTATTAGTCCGGCAATGATTGTTGCTTCTACTTGAGTAGCATCATCACTTGTAAAGTCTTGTGATTCAGTATTTCCTGCTGTTGCAGTCACAGTTAGACTTCTTATAATACGCTGTAAAATAAATCTGATTCTTGCAAAGCCATCTTCGATAGCTGCAATTTCTGTTGTTGTAAAGTTTGACCAAGTCACCGAATTGAAAATATATGTAGTTTCTTGTACAGTTGCACTATTGCCACCATATACTACATCATAGCTGAGTGCATCTACTAGATTCTCTAAATATGCTGTCCATTCAGCTGTGTCTAATGTAATAGTATCGCTTGCAGAATTTACATATGCAAACCATTCTGCTGTAATATAAACTTTGTTAGCTTGTAAATGATCTTTTGCATCTATACCGTTTTGTCCTGAGCCAACTGATGCAGGATATGTTGATACTATTCCGGCACTATCTCCGTCATCAACAACATTTTTAAGTATATTAAATGTTTCATTTACCGCAGCAGTAGATGGACCATTTGCTTGCACATTTAGTAATGCTCCAAACAATTGGTTCAAATATTCAAAACTCGAAAGGAACATACTTCTATAACGTGGTCTAACTGTAAATTCTTGTGCTTGTCTTACTACATTGTGATTACTACCATGTGCAACGTAATATGCCATTTCGGTTAGTAGTTGTGTTAGTTCTGTTGTGTAAGTAGCTTGATTATAACTTAACTCTGTAAACTGATCATTAATATAAGCAGTGAGCTCGTTTATAATAAAATCTCTATTTGCAAGAATGTTATCCTTTGCTTCGATAATTTCGCCGTCGATTACACTTAAATCGTTTAAACTATCAGCTAAGTCTGAACCTAAGTATTCAGTTGAACTACTATCGCCTGCGTTTAATGTATCAACAATTACTGCAAATCGTGCATCAATTTCTTCTTTCATTGCAAGATTATCAGTTAATGCTTTCATCTCGTCACGTGTAGCTTCAATACCGTAAATAGTAGGTGCTAACTGATCTAAAATAACTTTTCTACTTGTGCTACGTAAATAACTCGTAGCAGCCGCAGTTGATTGATAATATGTTCCAAACACAATATCACTAGTCACTGCATCAATAATTCTTTTAATATCACGTTTGCAAGTTTCAACATTATAATTAAACGGATTAACTGTGACATCGCCGGAAGTGATATAATAATACTGCTCATCGCCTTCAAATTTAATAATACTACCAGTTTGTGGTTTATCTGTTAAACTTGCAAGTTCAATGATACTGTTTGTTCTCAAGTTAACATCTGCTGTAGCATCAACACTTGCGCCGCCACCAACAAATCTAACTTGTGGAATTTCTGTATATCCGCTACCACCGTCGATGATACTAACAGCCGAGACAGTTCCTGTGGTAAAATCAACTTGTGCAGTACCAGTAGCTGTTGTACCTCCTGCGCCTAGTGGCGGATCAAATACAACTGTTGGAATTCCTGTGTACCCTAGTCCAGTAAAATCTAATGTCACACTTGCTACTTTTGAAAAGTAGCTTTCAGTAGGAACTGCTGTTGTGTAAGCAATCGGATAAAAGCCATCTGCAACAACACCTTCGGTACCAAAGTCACTAACACTGTTTGAAATACTTAGGTAGCCACCTTTGGTAGCTAAGAACCCTACACTACAAAAAACTGAGAAGCAACTAACAATTTGTGTATAACCAAAGTTGGTAATATGGAAGCCAATTCCGCCTTGTGAAATTTGTGTAAATGCGTCTGCAACGAATGAAAACACTAGCGATGCAGGATCATATTTGTCTCCATCGACTAGAATACCGCCGCCGCCTCCGTCTATATTAACTTGTTTTTCAAATGGCAAACTTGAATTGTCGTCTAGTGTTAATGGTCTTGCACTTGGCTCAATGCCTTCAATTTGTACAGTTTCAAATGGTATAAATTCTGTACCATCATTCAACCAAGGACCATTCATGTTAGTACAGTTTTGTACATAAGGTGATGTAGTGACCAATGCACCAGGACGTATTTGAGCACAATATGCCGGAGCACGTAATCCTCTAAATGTCATTTGGAAAAGATAACAACCGTTGCCCATAAAGAACAAATCATCTGTAGGATTTTTTGGAAAAACTCTTGTATTACGTAATTCGCCTTGTCCTGAAACAGTCACAAAATCGTTTAGTGTGATAGGGTTATTTTCATAATAATCGCCTGGAGCAACTATAATTAAACTACCTGCCGGAGCAACTTCCGATGCTCTTTTAATACTAGCAAAAGCGCCATTTCTGTCTGCGCTTGCGCCGTCGTTATCATCACTTCCGTCTTCTGTCACATAATAAACATTTCTAGTTTTAGGACCAGATGCTTCGCCATCGACAATTACATCTGCGTTTATCTTAAACTGTTTCCCCTCATCGAGGTTCATTTCCATATTACCGTCGGCTGTTAAGATAAATGTATTATCTCCAACCTTTCTACTATGTATCGACTGTCTTTTTATAAAACTCATTTAAACTTCCAAAAAACTCAATGTTGCTGATAATACTGTTGGTGAAGCACCGACACATACTACTGTGTCGCCATCTTCTAATATCAGTCTTTCTGCTGAAAAAGTAAATGTATCAGCACCGTCAATCGGCAAATCGTTGATAATACGATTAGCATCCGATTTTGATTGACCATTAGGTATAACATGAATATCAACTTTAGTATTGTTTGTACCGGCGCCATCATCAATGCCGTTGTTGCAAACAATAATTGTTGTTAGTGCATATTTTTTTCCAGCAGGAACAGTGACTAGAGTTGTATCCGTTGTAAGTATATTTGCGTTTACTATTGCCATCTTTATTCCTTAAAATATAATACTGTATAGCAGTGCTTTGTTTCTGCTAACAAATTCGTCTTGTGTGCCATCTTGATTGTAAAAATATAATCCGGTTCCGCCGTCTCCTAGTGATTTACTATAAATTGTAACACCTTCTGCTGGCGAAGTTAATGGATCAGATTCGAGCATAAAGTTCTGCCAACCATCGATTTGCACTTGTCCAGTTCCGCTACCGCGCAATCTAATATTACTATTAATACTACTAGTTGTAATAACAGGAATATCACCCGGATCGTTAATCAAGCGTAGTGTACCAAATTCTACTCTACTATCAAAAAAGTTTGTAAAATTTGTTCCATCTAATGTGATAACAACTTTAGTATCTCCGCCGTCGATATCAGCATCAAATACTTCTACACTACTATCATCTTTTTCAATTTTAGATTGGAAGAAGTAATTATGATAACTGTCTACATATTCAACAACACCTGTAGCATTTACAAGAGCATCTTCTTTACCGGCGTTTATTGCTCCAGCAAGGAAATTTATTTCTAAATCTGTAGGATCTTCTGAATTATATTGCCAAATTTGACGTTCGTAAGTTGTTGTGTTAGATGCAACAACAACACCACTACCTTGTCCTATTAAATATAAATCTTCATTAGTATCAGTTATAATACTACTTGCGTGAATACCTTTATATTCGCCGTTTCCTAAACCAATAAAGAATGCTCCTGGGTCTACACCTCCGGAATCAATTCCGTTTAAATCTTCATCAAAGAAGATTCTTGCATCAATTGCTGCACCGCCTCTGCCGATAATTAAACCGGCCGAACGATCGTATCCATCTAATAAGTCACTAATACCGCCAACAGTTTCATTTTTATTAATTGTAAATGTTTTGTCAGCAATTGCAACTTCTGTAGATTCAATAGTAGTAGTTTCCCCAAAGACATCTAAGTCTCCAGTAATTTTTACTTTACCGTTAGTACCTGTATCAAATACAATCTCACCGTCTTCGTTGATTTGTATTGTATACTTGTCTACTCCTAAGCGATTAAAACGTTCGGCCATTTAGCTAGTCCTTATGCGTCTTCAGTGAAATCGTCGTCATCTAAGTTATCAACGTCATCTGCACCAGCTTCTTCAACTTGTGCTGCGCCGTCTACTAGTGATGTACTAAAGTTCCATGCTACACTTTTGCCGTCATACAAATTTGTGCCTGTACCACTTGGTGCTGATAAAGTAACTTTACGTCCAGCAATTTTACTTACTGTGTATGTTTCTTCGTCGTCCATTTTGAATGAAATAGCCATTTCACCTGCTGTTAGTGCTGCTGGTAATTTACCAGTTGTTAGTACACAAGTGTGTACAGTATCAGCTGCTCCTGTTTCTGAGCATACAAAAGTTTTTGAACCTTTTTGCTTTACAATAAATCCTTCTTTAACGGCTGTACCGTTATGAAAGTTAACTTTGATTTCGTCGCCTGCTCCTGGGCCAGTTGTGGCATCAGCAAACAATCTCTTATTAAGTGGTCTTCCCATTTTTTT